TGGCCAGGAGTAAAAGCATGGTGGGGGCGACAGTACAATGAGCATAAAACTGAATACACTGATCTTTTTAACACAGAATCCTCTAAAAAGAATTATGAGGAAGACGTACAGCTAACAGGGTTTGGCCTTGCCAGAATTAAGGCGCAGGGTGGTAGTGTGGCTTATGATTCAGAAACACAGGGGTTCACAACCAGATATACCCATGTTGCGTATGCCCTTGGATATATTGTAACCCGTGAAGAAAGAGATGATATGCTTTATGAGCAGATTTCTAAAAGACGCTCTCAGGCAAACGCTTTTTCTATGCGGCAGACAAAAGAGATTGTTGGCGCTAATGTTTACAACAGGGCGACAACCTCTGGTTACACAGGTGGTGATGGTGTTGTGATGTTGTCTGCGTCGCATACGTCTACCGCAGGCACATGGAGCAATATTTTAACTACTGCTGCTGATTTGAGCGAAGCGTCTATTGAAGACTTGCTCATTCAGATTATGACGGCCACCAACGATAAGGGGTTGAGAATATCTCTTATGCCGCAAAGCTTACATATCCACCCGAGCGAGTGGTTTAATGCCAACAGGATATTGAAATCAACTTTGCAAAACGATACTGCAAACAACGCTGTGAATGTTTTGAAGGCTGTCAATGCACTTCCTAAAGGTATTAAGATGAATCATTATTTTACCGATACTGACGCATGGTTTGTAAGAACAAACGCTCCAAGGGGTATGATTTGTTATGACCGTGCAAAAGACCCGCTTACACAGGATAATGATTTTGACACTGATAACGCCAAGGCAAAAAGTTATGAGCGTTATAGTTTTGGCTGGACTGACCCAAGAGGCATATTTGGTTCGCCAGGTGCTTGACCGTAAGTCAAATTAATAAAGACGCATACTTTTTTATGCGTCTTTAAAATAAATTTATAAGGAAGGAATTTATTATGAGTACACCAACAAGATTCCCAAGTGGCATCGCAAATGTTGCCCCAGGCAACACGCTTGGCAATTATATTACTACAGACCCAACAAAGTTAGTCACGTTTTGGGACGATTTCGCACCATATACTGCTGCTGACTGGGTAAAAACTGCTACATCTGTTGGCACTGGTACATCGGCGGCGGCACAATCCGACACCTATGTTGGTGGCGCTGTTGTTATAACCAACGCAGCCAACGAGGATGACAGCTTATGGTGTCAGCATTCACATGATGGCGGTACAAACGATCTTGAAGCGTGGCGCATTCAATCTGGCAAGAAGGCTTGGTTTAAAGCCAAATTCCAAGGAGATGATGTTGACCAGACAACTTATATGGTTGGAATACATATAACCGCTACCGACCCCCTTGATACCGCCCCAACTGACGGTATATGGTTCCAATCTGACGATGGTGATGGTGACATTGATTTTCATATTGTTAAGGACAGTGTTTACACAACGGCATCCGCAATATCTACCATGACAGATGCAACGGACGTTACGGTTGGTTTCTATTGGGACGGTGTTGACACGATACATTATTTTGTAGACGATGTTGAACAAGGTACGCTTTCTTCTGGAACAATCCCTGATGATGAATATATGGCTATTTCTTTTGGCTGCCAAAATGGTGAGGCGGTCGCTAACACAATGACAGTTGATTACATTATGGCGGCTATCGAGCGATAATAGGGAGGCATTATGGCTAACGTATTGGCCGAACAGTGGGTTTATCCTCCTAATTGGGATGGGAATTCACCTGCAAAAGGAGGATGGAGGAAAGTAACAAAGAGATTCACTTGCATAAGTGATGGCACAGTAGAGACAGACGTTATTAAAATTGACATATCAGAGCTTAGAACGATAAATGGCGTTGCCCCTACTCGTACAGCTGTTGAATATGTTAAATTTAACCGACAAGTTTTTGCCGCTGATTCAACTATTAAGCTTGAATGGGATAGAGCGCCAGCGTCTACCATTTGTGTTATAGCATCTGATGAAGGGGAATTGAATTTTACTGAAACAGGAGGTCTGCCAGATCCAAGCGCAGCCGGAGATAGGACAGGCGACATATTATTGTCTTCTGTTGGGGTAACGTCTGGTGATGCATACGATATAACTATTTGTTTAAAGTTAAAGGATTCGTAGCATGGTTTATATCCCAGGCGATTTTTGGCGTATTTGCGATAGATGCGGCAAAAAAATAAGACGAAGTAAGACAAGAAAGGATTGGCAAGGTCTGTGGGTGTGCGAGAATGATTGGGAACCTCGTCACCCGCAGGATTTTGTGCGAGGGAAAAAGGATAAACAGGCTGTTTCTGAACCAAGACCAGAATCAGAAGATTATTTCCTTTCCGACAACGAAGTAACTGCTGATGATTTATAAAGGGGCTACATGGCTACTTCAAATTCATATGACTTTAATCTTGATAGAGATGCAATAATAACAGAGGCTTACAGCCTTATAGGGGCAGTAGCGATAGGTACGACCCCATCACCAGCACAGCTAACCGGTGGTGGGCAATCATTAAACCTGATGCTAAAAGGTTGGCAAGCAGTAGGGTTTGGGTTATGGCTTAGGAAAGAAGTAACATTGCATTTAGGCTACGGTACAACCTCTTATTTATTAGGCCCGTCTGGTGATAACGCATCCGAAACTGCTATAAAAACAGAAATAAAAGTAGCCGCTTCATCAACAGACCTTACAATAGATGTCGATTCAATCACAGGCATGACCGATGGAGATTATATAGGTGTTGAACTTGACGATGGGACTCTACAATGGACTACAATTAACGGTACTCCGTCTGGCAATACAGTGACTATTGCAGCGGCTTTAACTGATGATGTGGCAATAGATAATCATGTTTATACATATACAACAAAAATTCAAAGGCCATTATCAATTATAGAAGCACGAATTATTGATGCAAGCGATATAGAAATTCCTGTTGAAATAGTATCTCGTGATATCTACATGGCTTTACCTACTAAAACAACAACAGGGTATATAAACCAAATATATTATGACCCGCAATTAACAAACGGCGTATTATATACGTGGCCAGCCTGTGATAATGTTCAACGTAGAATAAAAATGACTGTTAAAAAACCTATTATGGATTTTGACGCAACAGATGATGATGGGGAGTTCCCTCAAGAATGGTTTGAAGCAGTTACAACAAATCTTGCTATAAGGCTTGGCATTAAAAATGGTATCCCTATTGACCCAGAGTTAAAAGCATTGGCGACCGAAAGTAAATGGATGTTAATGTCTTTTGATGACGAAAAAGAATCAATGTTTTTACAACCAAAATATTCATAGGGAGTTGATGTGAAAATTCCGATCCTTGGAGGCTCATACGAAGGCAGGTCAAAGAGTATAAATGCTCAACAAAGTATAAACTTGTTCCCTGTATATGATCAACATGAGGGTAAGGAGGCTATTGCAATGTATGGTACTCCTGGACTGCTTGAGTTTGTTGCTACCGGAGGCACTATTGTAAGGAGTTTGCATATAATGGGCGATTATATGTATGCCGTAGTAGATGCAGTTGTGTATGAGATAACCGGCGCAGGGGTTGCTACTTCTCTTGGATCCATTACAACCTCTACAGGTCATATTTCAATGGCTGATAATGGCACACAGCTTTTGATAGTTGATGGCACAGCTAATGGTCATATTGTAACTACTGGGGCTTTGGCTGATATAACTGATTCTGACTTTGTTGCTGCAACATCATGTGTATTTTTCGATGGATTTTTTATAGTAAGTGAATCTGGTACTGGGAGGATATGGATTTCTGCAAGTTATGATGGAACTTCATGGGGTGCTCTTGACTTCGCAACTGCTGAAGCTGTCCCAGATGAACTTGTTGGGCTTGGGACTACGCGGCAAAACATATGGTTGTTTGGAGGAGTTTCTACTGAACCATATTATAACTCTGGTGATCCTGATTTTCCTTTCCAAAGAGTCCCAGGCGCTACACTCGATATAGGGTGCGCCTCAATAGGTTCAATAGTAGAAATAGACGGCAGAGTTTATTGGTTTACGCACAAAAAGACTGTAGCAAGAAATAATGGATATCAATATGAGATAATTTCTCCTGAAGCTATTAATTACCAGATAAGTACATACAGTACAACAAGCGATGCAACTGCTTTCCCATATACACTTGAAGGCAGAAACTTTTATGTGATTAATTTCCCTACTGAAAAGAAAACATGGGTTATGGATATTGAAACAGGTCAATGGCATGAATGGCAGAGTTTAGGGTAAGGGCATGGGAGAACTATATTGTATAGGTTATAATGATTCTGGTCAGCTTGGGCTTAACGATATAGAGACAAAAACTTCGTTGACACAGGTTGGGGCGTTAACAACATGGTCTAAAGTTTATTGTCTTGATGAATCTACAATGGCTATAAAAGCAGACGGCACTTTGTGGGCAACTGGGAAAAATAACCACGGCCAGCTTGGGCTTGGTGATACATCCCCTCGGACTGAGTTCACACAAGTTGGGTCAGGTACGAATTGGGATAAACTTGGGGTGGCGGGCATCCACGTTTTAGCTATAAAAACTGATGGGACTTTATGGTCTTGTGGATATAATAATAACGGCCAGCTTGGGCTTAACGACACAACAGATAGAGATGAATTTGAACAAGTTGGAGTAGAGACTAATTGGGCTGAAATAGCTGTTAGCGAAAGCGACTCTCTTGCTATAAAGACTGACGGTACGCTATGGGCTTGTGGCCGTAACAATAAAGGCCAGCTTGGGCTTGGTGATACGTCAACGCGAGATGAATTTGAACAAGTTGGGGTGGGTACGGATTGGGCAAAAATTTCTTGCGGCACTGGGTATGGGTCTTCCCCGCATTCCCTTGCTATAAAGACTGACGGTACATTATGGGTTTGCGGAGAAAATGAATTTGGCCAGCTTGGGCTTAACGACACAACAGATAGAGATGAATTTGAACAGGTTGGGGCATTAACTACATGGTCTAAAGTTGCAGGAGGTGGATGGGGCAGGTCACACGCTATAAAGACTGACGGTACGCTATGGGCTTGTGGATATAATAATAAAGGCCAGCTTGGGCTTGGTGATACGTCAACGCGAGATGAATTTGAACAAGTTGGGTCAAGTTCTTCCTGGACAGATATTGCAGAAACCGGATCTTTTTTTTGTTTAGCATTGCAAACAAACGCATTGTATGGAACAGGGCAAAATGGGACATACCAACTGTTGCTTGGGGATACTACACAGCGAGAATCTTTTACGGCTTCTTCGGAAACAAGTTGTGCAACAATTAGTTGTAACGCAGGAAATAATACATACCGTGGGTTTACGTTTATTATAAAAACGCCCTCGACCCCTCTGGTTGCTTCTCGTCACAAAGGCAACACAAGCTCAGGAAGCGTATTATTTAATGGTTCACAGTACGTAGGCGATTATGCTAATGGCAAGATTTACAAGCTCGATATGGATACATATACAGACGATGGCTTACCGATAACCAGAACCAGACGAACTCAAATCATTAACAAAGAAAGATTAAATGTAATTCATAATAAAATTGAAATAGATTTTGAACACGGCG